CCTTGTCCGGGCCGGGCAGATGCTCGAAGCCGCCGTGGTTGTTGGTGTTTGCCCACTTGGTGCGGCAGTCCTCGGTGAAGCGCTTGCGGCAGCCTGGCGTCAGGCTGTAGGTGTCGCCGATCGCCGGATTGTTCAGGAACGGCAGGTAGGTGACGAACGCACCCGAGGCGAACGAATAGATTTCCAGCGCCTGGCCGGCATTGGCGCCGGTCAGAAACGTGATGACGCCCGCGCCGAAGTAGTCCGAAGCCTCTGCGCGCGCGCTGTCCGCGAAGGTGCGGCGATCGGTGGCGCCGGTCAGCGTCCCCGTGACCGTCAGCGGGCCGAGGGCCTTATTGCAGGCCGGCGTGTAGTTGTCCGGGCTGATCGAGCCGAAGACCCACGGGCAACCCTTCGTGACGAGGCGCCCGACCGTCTTCTGCAGCCGCTGGGTCAAGCCGCGCATTTCGGCATTGAAGGCCGAGCGCGTCACCTTGATGTCGCCCATCGTGAAGGTGGCGAGGCGCATCGCCCCGTCCGACAGCGAGCGATAGTTCACTTCGAACATCTCGACCGTGCAGCCGTCCCACAATCCCGCCTCGAAGTCGAGTTCGGTGATCTCGTCGGACAGCGCGCCTTCAACCTCGGTGTTGACCACCGCGGCAGATGCCTCTTGCGAAATGGCCTTCGGGTTGAAGCCGTTTTTCGAGAGGTACAGCACGCCGTTGAACAGCAGATCCCGCGCGCAGGTCGTGACAGCCAGCACGTAGCCATCCCGGCGCGTCGCCCGCCAGCACCATGCAAGCGTGGTTGAGCCTGCCGCCTGCGATGCGGCAAGTGCGATGGAATGGGTTTTCATGCTTCGCGGATTTCTTCGAGGTACACCGAAGGCCCGGAGACGATCCGGCTGTCACGCGCGCCCGCAACGACAAGCTCCCACTGCAGATCGTCATCGCGGAACTGAACCGGCACGTAGAAGTCCGACGAGAAGGTCAGCGTATCGGTCGGCTGGGGGTACTTGTGGGCGGCGGCTGATCCATGCGTCTCGGTCAGGCCCGCCGTATTGACGGACAGGGTGTAGACGTTGGCGGCGATGTTGGTGATGGTGTGCGCGAGGTTGTTCAGCACCGGCCCAGCCGTGCCGCCGACACCCTGGAGCCAGAGCTTCCCGCCGACCAGCAGCGGCCCGGACATGGCAGAGGTCAGAGCTACCTGCGTGGTTGCGCCTACCGTGATGGAGTTCAGGCCGCGGGTGTCGTCAGCTACGAAGGTGGCATAGACCGGAGCCGCGGACAGCGAGGCATTGCCGGCCGACACGCCGATGGTCACGGGCGAGCCGTTGCGCAGCAGTGCAGGCGTGCCCTTCGGGCGGGTGATCGCGCGGGCGCTCTTACGGGTCGAGCCGGAAGCCGTGTAGAGCTTGCGGAGCCCGTAGAGCGCCGTGCCGTTGCCGAAGCCGAAGGTGCCGTTCTCAACGCCGGCCATGTAGCCGATCAGAGCGCCCTGCGCGGTCGTAATGCTGGAGTCCTTCGGGTCTTGCAAGAGCATCCCGAATGCGCCAGCATCGGTCACTTCGTAGATGCCCTCCAGATCCGCCCATGCAGAAACCGACATCGGCGCAATGCCGAGCTGGTAGGTCCGCAGGGTGACATCACGCACCACGTTGACCGAGGCGTAGCCGCCTTGGTTCTTGGTGCGCAGGTTCTGGCGCGATTGCGTGCCGCTGACGCCGGCCAGAATCACGCTGTTGGGGACGATAACGTCCGAGAGTACGGTTATCGTCATACGTTCCTCTGCATGCGGCGCAGACCTTCATAGCCGCGCTGCACGATCTGGTCTTGAGTCTTTCGGCTAGGCGGCTCATTCAGGATGAACGTCGGCGAATAGTGGATGCTTCCGCCGCCGCCACCGCCGCCCGTGTTCGGGTCGATGCTTCCGCCTTGCGAGCCGGTCATGAGGTACTGCTTGCCGGCGACGTTGAACAACTCCGGTCCCTTCTCGTTGACCTGGTACATGCTGTTTGCAGACACCGGGCCGCCGATCGCGCGAGTGCCTGCAAGGCCTCCGAACAAGCTGCTAATCAAGCCGCCGATGCCACCGCCGCCACTACTAGAATCTCCGCCTCCGAGTGCGCCGCTTAGCATGTTCGCGAGCGGTCCTGTGACGGTCTGCTTGATCGCCATCCGGGCAACGTCCTTCAGGATCGAGTCGATGAGGCCCTTGAAGTCGAGCTTCCCGGTCGTCACGAACTCAACGAGCGCGTCTTCCATGCCCTTAAAGGCATTGGTGACGGCCTCTTGCGTCTGCTTGAAAACGTTCTGCGAATCGTCGTAGTAGTTCTGCAGAGCCTCTTTGGCGCCGAGAGCGAAGTCCTTTTGCTTCTTCAGCTTCTCGTCGAAGTACGCATCATCCAGCGCGAGCGCTTTCTGGTGCGCCTCTTGGATGATCTTTAGTTCTTCTTCGTACTGCAGCGGCGTGATCTGGTTACGTCGCTTGTCGCGCTCAAGGGACTGCCGCTGACCGAGAAAGTTGTCGTCGGTCGTGTTCTTCAGGGCATCGCGTTCGCGGCTCTGGTCGCCCTTCCCGATGCCCGCCAAGTCGCGGTCGAACTTTCGTTTGGTCGTGTCGAGGTAGTCCTGAGCCGAGATGCGCGCCTCTTTGATGGCGTCGGCGATCTTCTTGTAGGCCGCTTCCTCTTGGATGGCGAGAACCTGAGAGGCTGTCGCTGCGTTCGCGCGCGCCTTCGTCAGTTGGGCCTGGACATCGAGGATCTTGCGATCGTTGTTGATCTTGTCCTTGCCGCTCAGGTTCTCCTGCTGCAGCCGTGCAAGTTCCTTCTCCAGTCCATCCTGCTGAGCTTGGTTGTTCAACTCCAGCAGCTTCTTCTTCTCGCCGTAGTATTCCTTCTCGTCGACGAGGTTCGCGGAGCGCTTGGCCTCCAGCACCTTTTCGCTGTTCGCGTAGGTGTTGGTGATCGCGTCCTGCGCCTTCTTGATGTCTTCGAGGTCGTAGGCGAGTTGAGCCTTAGCCTCTTGGGCTGCGCTGTTGTCCTTGCGACCCTTGGGCGCCCTGTCCATGTTCAGGCCAGAGGCATCTATCCTCGGCTTTGCCGCATCTGGCGTTTGCGGCTGTGCTGCCTGCGCCTTGCGAGCCGCGACACGCTTGTCGAATGCATCTGCGAGGCTCGGGCCGTCGAACGTCTTGCCGATGGTGGAGTAGTAGTCCTTGGCGACGCTGACAGCCTCAGAGATGTTGCCTTTCAGGAGGTTGGCATTGAATGCCAGCCCTGCGCCGATGGTGTCGCCGATGCCGTGGATGGCCTGCCCCGCCTTGACGGCATAGTCGACAAGCGTTGCGAGGGCATGCGCGCCCTCCTCGGCAAACCGCTGGATTCCGTCGTTATTCCCGAGGTCGCCAGATGCGCCGCCAAGGCCAGTCAACTCCTTGATGACATCCTTGATGGCGCCGGTCAGGTCGGTGACCGCGGGGATTGAGTTCACGACGATGACCTGTGCCATCGCCTCGATCTCGCCGCGCACCTTGGCCTGCGCCTTGGTGTAGTCGTCGGCCAGCTTGATCTGCTCGTTGGTGAGCCGGATCTGACCTTCGCCGCTCTCGGCCAGGTCGTTGAAGAACGGGATCAGTTCGGCGCCGGCCTTGCCGAAGATCGCCACCGCGGCAGCAGCCTTCTCCGAGCCGTCAGCGAATCCCGACATCGCAGTAGCGACCGACTCCAACTGATCCTTGGGGCCGAGCTTCTTGAAGTCGTCGAAGTTCAGGCCGAGGGCCTTGATGCCCTTTGCGACGAGCTTGGATTCGTCGTCGGTCTTCGACAGAGCAGCAGTCAGGCGAATGGATGCCGTCGCAACCGTGTCTAGCGACACGCCGGATAGGGTCGCGGCCTGCTGCAGCGCTTGGATGTTGGACGCGCTCTCGCCGGTCTTCTCGCTCAGTTCCTGGTACTTGGCGACGCTGTCTGCGATCTTGTCGAAGTACAGTTTCCCCGCCACGGCAGCGGCAGCGAGCGCGACACCCATGGCCGCAGCAGCGGTGCCAATCGCAGCGAAGCCACTACGGACTTTCTCGCCGATCTCGACACCGCGCTGATAGCTGTCGTTCAGCTTGATCGCATGGTCGGCGGCCTGGAGTTGCGCCTTCGATGCGCCCTGCAAGGCGAGTTCGTACAGCTTCGCCTCGCGCGCGCTCATGCCGTTGGTGGTGGCCGTGAGCTGCAGCTTCTTGACGTAATCGTCGATCGACTTCGAGGCGTCCTTTGCCGCCTTGCTGGTCTGCCCCAGGCCAGCCGCCGCGGTCTTCCCTGCGCTACCTACGCCGGCAACCGCCTTTTCGGCGTCGGCACCAGCGCCAGCCAGCTTTTCCAAGTCAGCAAACGCCTCCTTGGCTTGGCTGCTGTCGATCTTGATGCCGAGCGATGCCAGATCCATGGTTAGTCTTTCTTTTGCGTGGCGCGGATGTGCTCAAGCGCGGCGTCTTCCATCACCCGAAGGCAATCGAAAACGTCGTCTCGGTCTTTGGGAGGCGTCTTGGTGCGCCGCCACACTTCAGGCAGTGCGGAGTAGTCGAGGCCGGTGTGGACCAGCGTGCCCATCGGGCTTATGAGGACGCGCCACTGCGTCAACATGGACACGAAGGCGTTGAATGCCTGCAGGTTGTCGGGCCAAATCTCGAATGGGGGTGCGCTGGCTTCCTCGACCGTCAGACCCGCCGCTGCCGCTTCTTCTTCAGTCGGCGGCGTGGTGTCGGTGTAGAGCGCCCGAGCCAGCGTCCTCAGTTTCCCCGGCGGTGCTGCACGAGTTCGTCGATGTACTTCTGGAAGGTCGCCAGGCCGACGCCCATGTGGTTCTGCGTCAGAAGCTCGACGTTTTCCTTCGTCATCTCGTCGTCAAGCTCCCAGCCCTCGACCATCTCCAGGAAGGCTTCGGCGTCGGTCTTGCCAACCCGGCTCTTGACGAACTCGTCCAGGGCATCCTTGGTGCGATGCTTGAACGTGAGCAGCACGTCGACCGGGTCGCCGCCAGCTTGGGGAAAGCCCACCTTCGCTTGAAAAGTGGGAGCCGCTTTCAGTTGAAACTTTGCCATGCGTGGCCCATAAAAAAACCCGCCGAAGCGGGTGGTTGCAAAGGTGCGCTATGCACCCTTTGCTTAGGTTGCGTAGCGCACGGGTTCGTTCTTCTGCGAGACAGTCACCTGTACTTGCATCAGTTCGTTCACGGTCAACGACGGCGTCGGGTTGAGCGACACATAGCCGTTGTAGAGAATCTTCGAGCTGTTCGGCAGCGTCACGCGCACGGCGCGCGGCTGACGGTCATCGTTGGCGGTCTTGCAAACGATGTAGCCCGGCAGCGTCGGGTCATCGCCGACGCCGAAGGTGATCGTCTGTGGCGACTTGAACGTCGGGATCTGCTTCTGCGCGTCCGACTCGACGAACTGGTAGGTCAGAAAGTTCTGATCGCCGCCGCTGGTGGCCGACGACAGGATCTGCGTCAGTTGCGTGAAGCTGGTGATCTTGCGAACCGAGCCGATGCCCGAGCCTGCCGAGTAGACCGTGGTGCTGGTCGTGTCGTAGCCTTCCACCTCGAAGGTGTTGGCGGTGACGTTGGCGACGCGCACAACCTTGTCGGTCAGGCGCGACCAGCCGGAAGTCACTTCCACGTAGTCACCAGCGGTCAGGCCGTGAGCCGTCGAGGTCATGACGCACGGGTTAGCGTTCGTTGCGACCGAGACAGTGAGAGCCGAGCCATAGCCGGCCGCGAAGGCGATTACTGCGCCATTGGGGGTTTGAACAGCCATGATGGCCCTTTCAGAAAGAAAAAACCGCCCGAGGGCGGCATTGATTTCTGCGAGGGCACTGGCCTGTGTTGCTGTGAAGCGCAACAGACCGCGAGGCAGTTGGGGACGGGAACTACTGCTTACTGAGCCACTTCTCCCAGGCGCTAAGGCATCCCTTAAGCAGCCGGATCAGGGTCTCGTGAAGTTCTTTGGTGACGGATGTCATTTACTTTTGCGGGCACTTCCTTGCCAGCCACTCCATCGACAGGCGCACCATCTCGTGCTTGAGCGCTTCGTCGTTGCCGTGCTCGAAGAAATGCGTGATCCCTCTGTTGACGGACTTCTGCGTGTTCAACTCGGCGGTGTGCAGTTGCGTGGCGAGCGCATTGGTCGTGCTCGTCAGCCGCTTGTTCTCTGCTTCCAGGCGATCCAGAACGGACTTGCGATACTGGCCCGCTTCGGCGCGCGCCTCATCGAAGAAGGCGGTCAGCGCGGCCTTGTACTCAGCCGTCACCAGCCGGGTCTTCGCCTTGCGCGCCCTGAAGTAGCCGTCAAGGAGCTTGTCGAAGTCTTTCTTGTCTTGCGAATCCATGTTGCGCCTTTCGTTGTGCGATGGATGTGGGTGGCGCTTGCGCGCGAAGGGAATCTAGAAGGTGTCGACGCGGTACGAGCAGGACACCGGGATCACGTAACGGTCAGGCTCTTGGATGGCAGAGCCCGCTGACATGGGGTTGAGGATCAAGACGCTGATCCCGCCCTGCACCAGAGGCACAGAAGGCGGGAACAGGGCCTCTAGCGCGGACATCAGCGCCTGCCCTGCCCCTGCGCCCGTGTTGAGGGGCATGACAATGGACACCTGATACACGCCGAGGTATTCGCGGTGCAGTCGGTCCAGCGTCAGGCTTGCCGAGTCAGCCGGCAGCAGGAACGAACGCAGGTAGCGGGTAGCCGGCGCCACGAAGGTGACGTTCTCGTAGGCAATCGGGATCGCGGGCGTTTGCGCCGCGGCCCAGGTCGCAAGGCGGGTCTCGAAGGCTGCGCGGATCAGCGTGTTGCTCATTTGTCCACCTGCGATGCAGCCTGCGCCACGTAGCGCTGAAACTCCGTCACGGTGACGCGCACCATGCCGGCCGGCGCCTGCTGGCTGTAGCCGTTCTCCAGGCGCTGCGCATACGGGAGGTTGTTGACGATCCAGACCGTCTCGCCAGCCTTCGTGCCGGCCAGCGCATTGAGAGCGGACGAGTACACCTCGGGGCCGGGAGGCGAGCCCTTCACGCCCTTGTCGTCGCGCTCCAAGGTGCCGGTCGCGGGGTTGGCAACGGTCGTCTGCCAGTTGCCGCGGAACCGCCCGGTATCGACCGGGGAGCGCTTCACGACACTGGACAGCACCGAAAGCGACGCTTGACGGACCACCGTGTCAGCGTTCGCCTTGGTCTTCGCAATGAAGGCGTCCAGTCCGAGCGAGAACGTGCTCATTTGCGCACCTGTAGCTCGTGGAGCGTGTCGACGCCGGCCGGGGCCAGTGGCTTGACCGCGATCACGGTGTAGGCGACCGTCTGCCAGGTCAGGATGTCCCCGG